CCCTAGGGTATATACCCTAGGGCTCCTTAGTAGTAAGATTATTGGAAACTTGTAATCTTCTACTGGCTGCCAGTATGAGCAGTTTTTGTGATCTCTTATATCACGTTTATATCGGAATTATTGATGCGTAGCATAGAAGGGATTAACCTCCCGGTCAATTTTGTGATTCGATGCGTAGCATAGAAGGGGTTTTTCCCCGGTCGGATCATATTTCGCTATTTTCGGAGTTTATATTAGATAAAGAATAACCTTATTAACACACAAACACACTTTTGTTTATTTGCTATTTTCTTATATTTTAATTCAAAAACATTATATAACATTTAATTATAAAATAATGGAACTTAATTAGTAAGGGCTATGAAGTGCATGAAAAGTTTTTAATTTATGGGCAGTAGGAGTCTGACTCTCCCAACAATGAACTATTTAGTAATGATTTGTTGCCTCTATCGTTTTTGGTAGTAGGACCTATATTGAATGCGGATTCAATGGATTAGTATCACGAAGGTTATTGTATATTTTATAGGAAGTTATTCCTGATTTGGTTACCACCAAGATCTTAATAGCTAGTTCTGAATGCACTAATATATAAAGCATTTGCCATTTTTGTATAGGCAAGATCATAAATCGGAAAGTTACACGTATCTCCACTACGTTAAAAGTGGGCGCGAGTTAGCTGTGGTGACACTAATTTGTTGTTAAGGGCAACCCCCTCAACCAATATGTTTTATTAAGTCTATTATCATTATCATTATCATCATTATCACAATTATCATGAACTCACTCAATATTCAACGTTTAGTTAAACAGCTTGCAGAAAATCATGAAGCTTTTGCTTCTGGTTTGGGTAAGAATGTCAAATGCAAGACAACAAAACATAACACTCAAAAACAAAAGGTTGTACGTAAGAAGAAATTCCATTCATATAACCATGGAAAACGAACAGAAATATTCACTCAATCGTTATCGGATTTGTATAATGGAATAGGTTTACCTGGATCATTTAAAGCGGATATTGATAATATTAAGAAAGATGTGGATAGGATTGTGGCACCCCTTGAAGATTTGACGGATCTGTTAACTTCAGATGGAATCTCAAGATTAATTGAGAATATAACAAAGATGTCGACAGAAGGTGTACCAGTTAATCATAAAATCCAAATATCAGAAGATCTTCTTTTCTTTTTGTCTTTGTTGGTGCTTATTGGTGGTTTTTCCGCTGGAAGTAAATCGTTACAAATAATGGGAATGATAGGTTCGGTTATATCTATAACAAACATGGTATCAGATGATGGTATAGGAGGAATATTGAAATATCTCTGTACTATGATTAAAGAATCTGGTAAGAATATGTTGGAGGTTGACTGTGAAACATATCATGACGCGATGCATACCCAATCTTTGGATCACTCATTAGTTTTCCGAATGATTGTCATAGCAGTATCGGGATTCATGATCACTAAAAATTATGGATCTGTTGGAATTACCTCCTTGTCTAAGATAGACAAAATAGCTAAAACAATGACACCTATTATTCTCTTAATGAGAGGAGGAGATGACATTCTTGGTAGTATTATGACCTTCCTGGAGAAGATCATTAATATTACAGGAAAATTCTTTGATGAAGATTTTAGTTTCTCTTTGAAGGGAGAAGTTTGGTATGATTTTGAAATCATACGTAGGCGACTTCGATCTCTTCAATCAGAATTTGAGATGCGTGAGGACCTTGGCGGTGTTGCTAGGAAAGCCAGAGCTCTCAAGGCTGATTTAGAGGCGTTGAAGATACCAAAAGAAGGAGCTATATATACCCAATACCGAGATTTATCAAATGCGGTTTCGATCTTATCTGATGATTTAGCTCGTTTTGGAGCAGTAGGAAATTCCATCCGGAAGGAACCTTTTTGTATTATTATATCTGGACCTCCAGGAGTGGGAAAATCAAATGTCTCTAAAAATCTTTTAGATTTGATGGCTAAACATATCCTTATACCATGTGCTTTTGAAAATTATACCAAGTGCGAGGGAGCGTATATCTTTAATCCTAATCAACAAGAAAAATTTGTCTCTGGTTATACCAATCAGAAATTTGTTGTAGTAGATGATCTAGGTTATTCAGCAGAATCTGTAGAGACCATGTTGCCCCGCTTTATTGCTATGGTTAATTCCATGCCATATAATGTTGAACAAGCAGAATTGGCAAGAAAGGGAGCGGTGTATTTTGATTCTGAAATGATATTATGTACATCAAATATTCATAATTGGGCTCAAGCTGCAGATAAAATGACATCAACTGACGCACTATGCAGACGTATGCATTTCACAATATGGTGTGAATGTAAACCAGAGTTTGCAAAGGAGACTGTTGATGAAGCAGGAGAATTGCAATTGGATCCATCTAAAGTTTTAGATTGGAATTCATGTGAGTGGCTGAACTTTTATGTCTATGATCCTACAGGTAAAATGCCGAAACGCCCAATGTGTAGACATGGTATTAAATGTAAGTTTGACACCACTGATTGCTCACATGCCTGTATGGCTGATGTGATAGTATCATCATGTGATGAATATGATGAAAGGGCTAATAGACATAATATGATTATGACAACAAGTCGTGATAAATTTATGGCAATAAAAGAACATTCAAATTTGAATGCGAGAGAGTTGGCACACTATTTTCATGGGAAGACTTTACGCACACAGGCAAGATGTGTAGATCATTGCGTATTATGTCAAGATTTAAATAAAGATAAACTCAATTTTATGTACCAAGGGTGCGTAAGATATTGGGAAGATGAGATGAACGGTATATGTCCATGTGGAGATAAAACACACAGTTCTGACAATTTCAATGAATTTATAGTTCAATTGCAAAAATTGGTCATTGATGAACCTGAATACTTTAGAAAGAAATATTTTATGAAATGTTTCACTGAGATTCAAGGTTTTACAAATTGTATGTTTGAAGGTGCAGCTTATTTATATGTTAACATGTTATCATATGAATCTAGACAGGAATCTCTTAAGTTTTCTATTGAAGATTTTCTTCATAAATCTAAGGTGCAAATTTTAGATTCCGTAGACTACATTCGCAATTGTTCTCCTAAGATTAAAGAGGCTTTTAAAACTATTAAGGAATATACATTGGGGGATTGGGCTTTTAAGATATTGAGTATCCTTAGAAGTCCTATTACCATTGGTATTATTTCCACATCTGTTTTGGCATTGATGTCTATTGGATGTTTTAATTATTTTAAAGGATCCAGCAATAAGCAATTATTGGTTAATGATTTTTCTACTCAGAGTGTAGATATGAACTCTATGGATTTAATGAGATCATTTGCTAATCATAATGTGATGCATGTTTATCAGGCTGGTACTTATTGGTTTACTGTCACAGGAATAGGATCAAATCTCATTCTGATAAATAAACATGTTATAGATAAGCTATATCGTGCTAATCCTGAGGAATTAGAATTGAGACGTATTGGCAAGAGATCAAACCAATGGACATTGAGGTTCAAGTTGAGTCAAATAGATAAAGAGAGGATATTTCATCTTCCTGAATGTGATTTAGCTTGTCTTGAGATTCCAGGTTTGAATTGTGTAGATATTTCTAAATATGCATCAGATACAGTTATTACGTCTCGCAACGTAAGTAAGCTAGGCCTTGCTTATTATAATCCCAATAGTGAAATGCCTGAGTATAACATTCGTATTGGTGGTAGTTTACAGCCGATGCGTATTGATGCTTTAGATTATTCTAGTGGTAAGAGGTATTTAACGGTTAGAACGGTCTCATACGAGATTGCCACCGAAATTGGTATGTGTGGAGCCCCTGCTTTTGCCTTTGATAAGAACGTTGAACGTAAATTCTTAGGAATACATTGTGCTGGAGACGGTACAATGGGTGTAGCAGTGAGAGTTACAAAATCCATGCTTGAAGATTGTTTTTCACATTTTACAAGTGGACAATTTAAAGTGCAATCTAATGTGGTGACATTATCAAAAGAAAATATATTTTACGGAGAAATGCCAATTAAGATGATACCAGATTGTCAAGTTATAGGTAGGGTCAATGCACCAGCAACTACTCTGAAATCTGAGATATGTAAGAGTCCTCTATATAAGAGGATTCCGGGATTTGCTCCTAATAAAATGCCCGCGATCTTGGTGCCGACGAGAGTTGATGGCGTTTTGACCTGTCCTATAGAAAAGAATATTAGTGCTTATGCGCGTGGTTTCATTGTACCTGAAAAGGAATTATTTGAGGGTAGCGTTTTGGCATATATAGACTTTCTAAAACGTAATACAAACCCACCAAGAAGAACTGCATTTATATCTTTTGAAGAAGCAGTTCAAGGTTGTGATGATTTACCTAATGTTAAATCTATAAATAGGGGGACCTCTGGAGGTTATCCTGATAAATTATACCTAAAAACAAAGAAAAGAACCGCATTTGGTTTTGATGAAAATTTTACATATGATACAAAAGAGGCCAAACTAATACGCAAGACTGTTGAAGAAGCGATGCTCGCGTTAGAAGATGGGCCTGTAGAGATGATAGCAAATATCTTTCCAAAAGATGAACTTAGACCTATTGCCAAGGCGAAAGCTCTTAAGACTCGTTTAATTGCTGGATTTAGTTGTCACACAACTATATTGGGTAGGATGATTTTTGCACCACTTTTAGATTGGTTTTCCGATGAAAAGAATCGAATCAGAAATGGTTCAGCTGTCGGTGTTAATGTAGCATCTTTTGAATGGGAGAGAATAGCGAGATTACATGGTTTGGGTGATCCAAATATAGATGTTAAAGCGGGTGATTACTCATCCTTTGACAAATCAATGAGTCCTTTCTTTATGGAAATTCCATTTAGAGTTTGGCAGGAATTTTTCGCCCCTTTCTTGACAGAGAGAGAGGTTAAAATTGCAACCAATTGTTGGAAATCATTGATGAAGGCACATGTAGTCTGTAAGGATAATCTTATAGCATGGGGTAACTCGAATGCTAGTGGTAACTTTGCAACAACCATGATTAATTGCATGGCAAATCATACTGCTTTAATAAATGCGATAACTGGTGTGTTGAAGCCACACATTGTGGATAGATATGAGGTTGTTAAATTGTGGCGTGATATTCGTGATGAAATTAACATTACGGTTTATGGAGATGATAACATATGGTCTGTGAATACAGAGTCCAAGATACTTAAATCACTACCCACTCTTACTTATGAGAATGTGGGAGAAGCTTTAAGCAAGATTGGTTTTGTTTATACTGATGAAGATAAATCCGCCACATTTAATGAACAAAAACGGAATATATTTGAAGTTAGCTTTCTTAAACGTAAATTTGTCTTAGAAGAGGGGAAGATATTGGCTCCTTTAGCTTTAGATACCATTATGCAGAATATCCAATGGTCTAAGAAGAAAGATTTTGATAATGTCAATTTCTTTGATAAGGTTGATACCTTCTTATGTGACCTGTCGGTCCATGATAAAGACACATATGATAAACATTCTAGTTTGATATTAGAAACACTAGATCAATGTGTACCTAACCACCCTGTTATGCGATCTTTGACTCAAAGGGATCGACGCCAGCGTGGTGCTATTAGGCAGGAACCCCTTTGAGTATAGTCTTTTACCTTTCTGATGAGTGAATGAGTTTAAGCAAGTGTGCTATTTAGCACAGTTTGTACTTTTGGCAGTCCCATAAAACAAACTAAATCTCATCTAAGCTAATCATTGATTGAGTTGTCAGTATTAGTCGAAAACGAATTAACTTAACAATACATCAACAATACAAGATACGCATGAATCTATAAGTCATGCACTTATGAGTAGATATAGATCAATAGATGGAGTCAATGATCATGAACGATTTTATGTTCAATTGGCTTTTGCTCCTAAAGAGGAGAGAGATATATTCTTTAATAGAATTAGATCTTATTATAGACGTTTTGCGTTACATTCAGATCAATTTTTAGTCCAATCTGATAATTTCGATACTGTTGTACCGGAGACACAAGATAATACCACCAAGTTTAATATAGAAGAGGCGAATGCACAGAAAGAGAACATTGCAAATTGGACTGATGGAGATGGTATTGAACATTTTAACTTACCTCCTGGAGAGCAATTAAAGGCGTATTTATCAAAACCTGTTCGATTGCGAGTTGACTCATGGAATGCAACAGGCGTTATTAATGATACTATTTGGTCATACAATAATGCTTTTTCCATAGTGTCAGCAGTTCCTGCATGGCTAGATAAAATTAGAGGTTTTCAGGGCATCCGTGGCACATTATGTTTTAGGATTGCATTAAATACAGGTCCGTTCAACGCTGGGAGATTGCGATTAGCATATTATCCATGTGGTGAACAAAATTTGCGTGCCGTGACTGTACATACATCAAATGCTATTCCTTTTTCTCAATTACCAGGCGTAAATATAGATGCTTCAGAGACCTCAGTTGTATTTAAAATACCATATAAAGCTCCAACACATTATTATAGCATTATAGAAACCTCATATTCATGGGGCTCAATTTTCTTAAAGATAGTTGCACCTTTTAGAACGGGTGCAGCCAATGCTCAATCAGTTAATGTGACCACTTGGGCTTGGATAGAAGATTTAGAAGTGTTTGGTCAGACAAATGGTAATATTGTGACCCAGGCGGGTGATTTTAATAAGAAGATTCCCTCCGAGGTAGAATCTAAACCTATTTCTGGTTTCTTTTCAAATACAAATAAGGCCCTTGGTTCATTGGCTCAGATACCACTTTTAAGACCCTGGTTGGGTACTCCAATGTGGTTGACTTCAGCGTTGGCGGGTACAGCGGAAGCATTTGGATATTCTAAGCCTAACAAGGCTATGATTTTCAATCGTAATGCCATAGGATGTACACAGAATATGGCAAATTCCACGGGTGAGAGAGTTGGTAATTCTTTAGCCTTATTAGATGATGCTAAATTGGCACCAATAGATGATCTTAGTATAAATCAATGTGATGAAATGTCATTGAATTTTATTAAAAGTCAGTGGTCCTACTTTACAACATTCACATACACTACAACCAATGCTCAAGATGATTTATTATATGAGATTTTTCCTTGTCCAAATACTTTTTATAGATCTATTTCGACGACGGAAAATTATCTTACACCAGTATGTTTTGCTGGAAGTATGTTTACTTTATATAGAGGTGATTTTGAGGTATGTTTACATTTTTCAAAAACACAATATCATCGCGGACAAATACATATAACGTGGCAGCCAGGACCCTCTATAGATGCTAACATGGCTGCATCCACATACTTATATAGGGAAGTGATAGATTTGGATGGTGCTGATACTTACAAATTTTCTCTACCTTATGTCAATAATTGGGAATATCTTCCAACAGATATTGCATCGGGTAGGTTACAAATACATGTTGTTAATCCATTACAAGCACCTGCGACAGTAGCCAATACTGTTGATTGTCTTGTTTACGTTAGAGGGCATGAATCATTACAATTTAGTCGGGTTGCAGTCACGACACCAACAGTTATGATGACACAATCCATTGAGTTTAATGATGTTAATAAGATAATAGATTTAGGTAGTATTGGTAATTCTAAGGCTAACAAGTTCAATCCTGGATCATCAATGAGGGCTGGGTCCGAATTGGTATATTCATTGGGTCAGGTACTCAAACGCCATCAACCTAATAGATTTGATGTTACGGGCATAACAAACCCCACTGTATATATAAGTCCATACATTATGTCCGGTAGTTTAGTTGGGTCTGTTGTCACAGATTTCTTTGCAACTAGATTTGGATATCTATGTTCACCTTTTGCGTTTTATCGTGGAGGAATGGAGTTTGGGATCTTAGAACAAACATCTGGGTCTTTTACTCAGATGGTTGGACTACAGTTTCTAGGAAATTATGCGACCACTTCGACCCAATTAGTTGAGAATGTAGATTTAGATGCTGTTACCTATTGTAACAATATAAATGGCGCTACACTTGTGGAAATGCCATACTATAACACTGCTCGTGCATCTATGGTACGCTTCCAAGACAGGATCTTTGAGGCCACATCGTTTGATACACCTCGAGGTGTTGCGGTATTTTCCAAAACTAGTACCACTAGATTGACTAAGGCTGTTGGTGATGATTTCCAATTAATGTTCTTTATTGGCATCCCACGCACATCTTTTGCAACATTGTGATTTAAGTTCATAGAGACTTTGAAATTAGAGTAACTTCTCGTTTCATTGTTATCAATGATTGAATGTATATCACCCAGTTATTGAAAACTGGTTAAAATAAGCATCCGCAAGATGCACATATCTCCTTAC